TATCATTATTTCTACATAATCTACATCCCTGTCCTATTAGATGTGCAGATGCCCTAATTTCAAAATCGGAATGAATTGGACACGTCACAATTACCTTATTTCTTGTAGAAATAAATTCAGTTTTTTCATATTGATATTTATTATTATGTATTTTATTACTTTTATTAATAAATTGATCAAGGGTCATTTTTTTAGCTGCCATATTATAATATATACTTACCAGATAAGTGTTCAATATCAATAAAAAAATTCCGAGATTTTTAAAAATCTCGGAATTTTAGAGGATTTTGTCTTATTAGCTAAGGTAAGTTGGGTCACATGCACCTGTTAAGCAATTGCTTTGGCAGTTATTCATGTGTCCACGATTGAGGTCTTTTACGACAATCAAGTGGTAGAAGTTGGAGCTTCCGAACAAGTGATCCATTACACCATAACGGGTTAACATACCAACGCGAGGAGCGAAGTCGTTAGGTCCGATAGTTCTTTGAACAAGAACCGGGATGTAAGGACAATAGATTATTCCAGTGTCCCAAAATTCAGAACCCTTATAACCAAGTAGAGCATACTCTACAGGATCAGCACGAAGTCCAGCAAGATACTGTGCTTCAGTTCTGGTGTCACGGTAGATGTTGAATTGACCAGCGAGAGTTCCCACGCGAGCAACACCATTTGGGTGAGCTTGAATTGCGGAAGAGATTTCGAATGGTTTGAACTCAGGAAGTAACTGCAAGATCGTGCAAACTTTTGGGGTTGCGATAATGAAGTTAGCAGGTCCACGACGATTACGGATAGCTATTCTGTTAGCTTCCACTACAAGACGTGCATAGAATACTACACCACGTTCTGCGAACCAGCGTCCATCAGCGAGAGCAGGCTTCCAAACAGAGTAACCTGTTCCGAGTCCAGCATTAAGAGCAACTTGAATCATACGGACAACCATTTCACGGTCGATTTCCGCTTGAATTTCATAGGACATCGCATTGGTCATTTCTGAGTCAATATCGATACCGTTCATATTCATGATATCTTGCTCTAATTCGATAGACCAGCTAGATGCAAGTCTACGAGTTCCAGCTTCGATAGCTTTCTTTTCGATCTTGAGCGACATTGTTGGAATGTTGCTAGATGCTTCAAAGTGGCTAAGAAGTTGTGCTACACCTGCGTCTTGAGAAGGCACGAAGTCAAAGCAAGAACCAGAGGTAGTATTGGAAGCGGTAGAACCTAAACCGGAAAGTCCAGCAGCGGTTACACCAGTGTGAGCGGTGAAGAGTTTTTGATAACCAACTTCATCTGTGGAAGTTCCCAATCCGCCGTCTCCAGTAGGATAGGTTTGTCCGCGAGAACAGTTAGAGTCATTGAATGGGCTACATGCAAGTGGGTCCTCGTCATAGAAATATCTAAGAGCAAAGGCAAGACCGACAGGTGCGCTCATTGGTTGAACACCAACGATTTCGTGAGTGATTAACTCAGGGAATGTTCTACGGATCATTGGGATGAGAGTCTTTGGAAGACGAGCATCGCCGGGAGCATACCAATCGGTAGATTGTAATGCGTTACCATATTGACCGGAAGTATAACCTGCGGAACCGCCACCACCACCGAACGGGGTGTTTGACATAGTTCCACCAGCGACCATTGGAGGTGCGCCAGCTTCGGTTAACATTTGACGTGGCATTAAGCCTGCCTGCATGAGCCATGTTTCTTGGTTTTCCAAGGTAATAGCAGTAGCGAGACGTTTGTGATAGCCTTCGATAGGCTTGGTTTGATTATCGGAATAATCGAGCATAGTTGCCCACTTTTCCAATAAGAGCTTACCACGATCTCTATTGATTAGGGAAGGGGCAGCTTCGACATAGTTTGATGAATTGAATGTATTCATATAATTATTATTTAGTGTTTTTTTTATTATTTTCTGAAAGCCATACCTTCGAGATACAGTGCCATATTTGGGTCTTGAGCTTGTGCTGTATCTGAAATTATGTTCTCAGAGCTTTCTTTGATGATTTCATCGGCTACCCTTTTCCGATCAACATTAAAATTGGTTTTACCGTCGTTAAGCGCAGAACGTTTTTCATTCTGTTCTTTACGTTCATACATTTCAACTACGTATTTGTAGTTTTCTCTTATGAAATCTGGAGCCTTATTAGCGAAACGAGCACGCACAAACTTAGCCATATCAGCAGGCATATTGGCAGTCTTTTCAGCAACTAAACGACGACTTTCTTCTACGAGTTTACTTCTACGAAGTTCAGAATTCTCTCTAACAAGTTGATCCATTTGGTTCTTACCATCTTTGATAGCTTCGCGGATATTATTGCGAGTATACTTTTCATCGACGCCAAGAATTTCTTTAGCTTCAGAAAGAATCTTAGCGTAGTATTTGTTCTTGGCAGCTTCTTCGACCATTTCGGTTGGAAGGTGTTGTTCTACGTAGATATCTAAAAATTCATTGATTGATTCCACGAATTGATCACGATGATTAATTGCAGTTTTCTTCAATTGTTGTTCATATAAGTTTCTAAGAGTAAGAAACTTATTAGCATGATCTTTATTGATGGCTTCTACCACCATTTCAACTTTGGCGGTATGATCTCTATCAATAGCTTCAAGCATTTGTCTAAATTTATCAGCATGATCTTCGTCCATTTCGAGAAGTTTTGCTTCAGTTTCTAAGACGAGGCGATCATTTACTGTCTTCTCGACGGTTTGTTCGATAAGAGTAGAAATCGCAGCAAGGGTTTCTTCATTGAGAATTTCCTTGTCTACGTTTTCAAAAATAGCTTGTAATTCGGTTAACATATAACAATTATTTATTCTTTTTATAATTTTTTCTTAATATATCGTTACTGTCCTTTGTTTTTAGATGGAAATAGCTTTTTCTCTGCCTGATCGAATTTTTCCTGAACTTTTAGTTCGACGAGTTTTTGTAAATTCTTGTCAGCTTTGGCTAATTCCTGATTACTAAGATTGAAGAGTAATTTATGGATGTGTTGTTGTATTTCTCCGTGCATATAAAATGTATTTATATATTTCGATTCAAATTGACAAATTTATTGCGTGTGCTATATTATGGGATGAAATGTTATAATTTGAGTCGATCTGAAGCCAGAGATTTTTCATTCTATCTTGATCCTGAGAAGAATGCATGGATTTCTATTATGGAACCAGATGGCGAAAACTTCACGCGAAGTCACACGACCAATCAATATTTGGATAAATGTCCTAATCTAAAGACTAAATTTTGGGATGTTTGTCACGCCACCCCGTTTATTGGAGAACACGAAGGCATGACGGAGGTTGGTAAATGCGCGTTTCCCATAACAGAAGAACAGGTTAAAGAGATTTATGCTTTTATTATGGAGCATAAAGATAAGAATTTTTATATAAACTGTGCCGCTGGTAAATGTCGGTCTGGTGCTATTTGTAATTTTCTTCAAGACATGCTACAATATGATTGGGATGAGAATCTTAAACGCCGAGCGGACCCCAATTCATATGTTCGAGCTAGATTGATAGAAGTATTTTTTAGAAATGGTGGTCGTCCTCCTACTAAGATAATTGATAAAAGATTAATAATTTTAAATGAAAAGAAAAAAGGATAAGAAAATGTTTGACGTTTCGCAACTTGAATCCGACATTGATAATAACTCCACGAAAGAAGACGGAGATAGAGCATTCCGAGAAGACTTAAAAAGACAGCGAAAAATCGCTATCATGTGGGAATATATTGACAAAGTAACTGCTAAATATGGCAACAAAAAGAATAAAAAAAATGGCACCGAAGAATCAAATGAAAACCTATAATCATTTATCTTCCATTGAAGAATGCGATGTAATTCTTCGAAGAAAATCTAAATTACTAGAGTCTATTGGGTATGATCGACTCGATATTCGAACACGATTAATAGAATCAATTGATTCTATATTAGACAGACGATTAGAGATTAGAGGGAATTAATCCTCTGCTTCTTCATCAGTGGATTCGGCCTGACCACCATGCATGGTGATTAATTTATCTATTAATTTTTCGATATTACGGGCACGGTAATAAATTTTACCGTCGAAGCCATTATCTCTAGCTATTTTTCTCAAGCCTTTAAGTTCTTTGATTACCTTTTCACCGATTTCAAGTTCGGTAAGTTCTTCGTTAGGCTCAATAGAAATTTCTAATTCGGCACCGGGAACTGGCACTAAAGCGGGATCAAATTCACTGATAAGATTTTCAAATAAAATATTAAATTCGTTAGTCATACGAGTATTTATTTAATATCTTTAAGAAAATGTTTCAAGCTTTCTAAGATGTGTGTGCGGATGGCATCGGAGTGACGAGAAGGATATTTAGCCAATCTTTTTTCTAGAACCATACAGGCTTCACAAATCTTACCATCATCTCCAATGATATATTCTTTATTTTCAAGAATACCATTGACGAATGCTGTAGATACAGATGGATCAAATACGTTATCGATGGTTATGATAATGGGTTTTTTAACACGATTACCATCAGTGCTTTCCATGATTTGTCCGAGACATTTAGAACTTTTACCGAATTTTACTCCATCATCGATAAGCGTTTCTAATATTTTTCCAGATGGTGTCCCTAATATCAATGATTTTCCAATAAAAAAATCGGGATTAGATTCGTCTCTCTCAAGTGATACGATTTTATCTGCTAATCTAGCTAAATCTACATCAGGTGTAGAAGAGTGATTTAGTTCTCCCCCACCCCTATTATCATTCATCTTTCTTTTAAATTCATCAATGGCCGGAAGCATTTCATGCTCTTCGTAAATTCTGCGATTTTTATTTTGTCTATTTACCATCAAATATTGGCCCATAACATAGTATCTCTTTCTAGAATCTCTGTTTTCTTGAATTGATTCAAATGCTAGTTCATAATTTGGAGATTCGATTATCAATTTTCTGGCAATATCTATCA